TCATTTTCCGCCCCTCCAGGCCTTCACGAAGTCGACAAGGCGCGTCGGGTCGTTTGCGATCTGGATCGCGACGCGCATCAGGCCCTCGCCTGTCAGCGCCAGCAACGCGGCCACGGCCGCCTTGTAGCGATCCGGGTCCCAATCCATGACGGAAAGCAGGGCATCGGTGAAGAAATACGCGGCGAAGATCGCGGCAAACACGGTCGAGGCCGCGCGCAGGATCGAATGATACGGGCTCGTCATCAGCTTCACCACGGTTGCCCCAGCCACCGCAAACCAGAAAGACGGCTCCTGCCCGAGCGGGTTCACGGGGTCCACCCGCAGTGCTCGCGGCCATAGCGATTGTGGGCGACCACCTGTGCCACGGTCTCCAGCGTCACGGTGTCCTGGACGGACGGCCGCAGCGGGCGCGCCACATCGCAGAAATCACCGGTCGCCGTCGCGCAGCCACCGGCGATACTCGGCATCAAGATCAGCAGCGCCCATCGCGTCCACTTCATCGTCAATCTCCTTGCGTGCCCGCATGGCGTCGAGCTGTTCGCGCGCCCGCTCCGCGCGAGCCTCGGCAGCGGCCGAGCGCCGGCCGGTGACATAGGCGGCGGCGATCGCCACCGCGACGGCCCCGGCCAGCGCCAGCCACGCCTTGAGCCGCGCCCCCAGGGACAGAAGCCAGGTCACACCCCCAGCTCCCTGGCCTTCTGCATCCGCTCGCGGATGATCCAGAACGCGAAGCCGGCCGCGATGACGATCACCAGCGCGGCAACCCACGTCTCCAGGCTGGTCAGGGCGGTCACGACGCTGGTGACGAACGCGCCGATGGCGGACAGGTTCGTCTTGCTCTGGAGCAGCGACTTCCCCGCGTTCGGCTCCGGATCGGGCGGGAATGCCGGCTCGATCGGGTCGGCCGGCTCCGGCCTGGAGCGCGGTGCCAGCCTCCCGGCGCGCACCGCCGCGACGACGGGCTGCAATTCGGGCTGGGCATCGAAGCACGGGCAGGCCTTGGCGACCCTCGGAAAATCGCGATGCCCCTTCACGGTCATGATGCCGGGATAGGTTTCCGCCAGCTCGGCGACGAGCGACCGGAGCGCTTCCACCTGCGCCGGCGTGCGGGTGTCCTTCGGGGCGAGGCGGCCGTCGTTCGTGACGCCGCCGACGTAGCAAATGCCGATAGTGCCGGTGTTGTGGCCGCGCACATGGGCGCCGATCTGGCCGATGGGACGCCCCTCGTGCACGTTGCCGTCAAGATCGATGACGTAGTGATAGCCGATATCGCGCCAGCCCCGGTCCAGGTGCCAGCGGCGGATGGTCTCGACCGAGACCGGCCGGCCCTCGGGGGTGGCCGAGCAGTGAATGACGATGGTGTTCACGGGCCTCATGGTCGCAGCTCCAGCCTGTCAGGATCACGGTCCGGTCAGGATACGGGCCGCCCGGTGGCATCAACTGCGTGCCAGGTCCTGGACACAAAGCCGCGTGGCAGCAATGAACGCCGCATAGCCTTTATCACCAGGTTGAAAGGGCCGCCCGCCTCCAGGTATTCGGCGCGGTGCAGACGTAGATGTACGACTCATCCCAGGCGATCTCCCCGGTCGCGCCGGCATCGGTGGCAGATGCCGGAGTTTTCGGAGAGTTGATCTGGATGCTGTCGTCGTTAACGACGAGCTTCGATGCGCCGGGCGTGGTGGTGCCGATGAGAAGATTTCCGGCCGCATCTACGCGGAAACACTCGACACCATCTATGCGAACCCTGAAGCTACTCGATAAACCGCCGTTGTCGTTCGGGTCGACATCTATAATGAAGGTCCCAGAATAACTGTATATTCTAGTAAAGGCCTCATTCGGATCGTCTGTATCCCTCAGGTAAAAATTGGCAACGGGTCCACTGACGCCAAAATCACCTTCGTTGTTGGCACCGGCTTTAACAGTTGCAGCGTTTGACCACAGTGTACTGGTGGTGTTGTTGTATTGTGTGTTGTTGTAGACGAGACCGGTTCCGACACCGGACAAAATGGTTAACGGCCTTATCCCGTTACAAAAGTGGTTTCCGATAACCGTAACTTTAGAAATGTCGCTTTCGATCCTGGCATGAAAACCGCCGTCGGTGCCGTCCGAAAAATTACCAATAATATTGACGTTAGCAGCAGCGCCCAAAACCCGGATCGGTGCTCCGTTTCCTGTAGTTTTGGTGTCCTGTAGGTTATTGTTAAGGATGTCGATTACGCCGGTCTGCGTTCCGCCTTGTAAAGATATAGTAATACCGCCGTCCGTTGCTGCATAAAAATTATTATCCCGGATTACAATATCTTCAACATCGTGACCGCTCACAGGTAGAGCGTAAATATATCCTTGGACGTTTTCTGCTCTGCATCCGACAATCTCGATATTTCGAGGGTTCCCGGAGAGGTAGAAGCCCTGCGGTGCGTCATTTGTTTGGCAACCGATAAGACGTATGCGAGACGAACGCGGATTGAACCCGGCAATTCCGCTTCCGAGGGCCTTGCAATTGATGAAGTCGACAAGGTCCGCGTCATTGTGTGTGCTGTAGTTGGCGTGCCAAGTGTTTTTTGACGAACAGTCAATTATTTTGACGTGCCTGCTAATACCAAACATCCCGCCGTTTGTTTTCGGCAGGACGCCATCTAAATCGAAATAGCTGGTTCCTGTATTGAAGAAGTGACGCCCACCATCACCTACGCAGCCTCGAATTGTGCCGTGAGCGCAGCAGTCTGACGTACGAATCTGGTACTGCACAGTGCCTCTGGTCGCCAATTCATACGGATGATCGGAACCCGGCGTGCCGCTTGGGGAAAAATACTTAGAGTGATAGTGGTAAGTATTTTCCGCGAGGAAGTTATAACAGCTGCGGAAGGTAAGCTGCTCTTGGTCGATATCTATGAAATCACAATTTGAAACCGTTACGTCCCGGCAATACGTGAAGCCAAGCCCACGATCACCCCCGTCGTCACCGTCACCTAAGCGTCCCTGACCGATAAATGTGATGCCATCAATAACAATCCCTCGAATTGCCTCGACTTTGCAAATTCGGGCATTTGCCGAGACTGTGTATGTCTCCTGCATCGGCACGTTAAGGCGCATCTGGGAACTGTCGATGATCTCATCGACAATAGCATATTCACCATACTTGGCCCCATTGGGGCCGCTAGTGTCTATGTACTGGTCGTCGGAATGCAGGATTACCAGATCTCCTTCGGAGAAGCTTGACGTGTTGATCGATACAGCAACGCTGCCTGCATCCACGTCCGCCGTTACGTATACGTCGGTGCCAACACTCCCCAACGCGCCGACCAAGAATTTCGCGACGTCATCGCTTTGGCCCGTCCTATCCGAGAAATCCCATATTGACGCGCCACGCACGCCACGAATGGTCGTGTCAGCAGGGATGTCGAAAACCGACAACCCCTTACATTTGTATATGCCGGGGGGCATAAAAAGCGCACCGCCCGTGGATAACCAATCGGCCAGCGCCGCAGAGTCATCATTTGAGCCGACCCCCGCTGCGCCGAACATTTGGGGCGTGCGTTCGTCTTCCGCCAAATCCCAAAACGCGCCGTCCGCCGACTGAAATCCGCCCGTTGTTAGCGATACGCCGCGCTTGTAAAGCGCCCCACCACCATCACCGACCGCCGCGTATCCTGCCGTGCGGACGAAGTTTTGCGCGGCCGGAACCGGCGCTGCGATGGCATCCGCCAATGTGTCGTAGTCGCTTGCAAGGTTTGCCGTCGTAACGGCCCCTCCAGCAGAAGAAAGCGCCCCAATATCGACCCGCACCTCAGCTGGCGTCTTCGCTACCCATGCGGTGTTCCCCGCGTTGCGGCGCGGATATGTATCGGCAACGGCCTGAGCGTCGGCCGTTCCGGGCACCATTGCGACCGGCTGCCCCGAAGCATCGAAGCCGAGGACCTTCTCCGCTCGATCGGCCGCGGGGGGGATTGGTGTAAGCAACTCGCCGAACGGAGAGCGCAGGGTGCGAAAGAAGCCGAAAAGAGCCGTCGTTAAATCCCGTCTCAGCTCCTGAAGGATGGTTCCCTGCTTGGTGGTTTCCTTCTCCAGCTCGGGCAGGCTGAGCCCGTTGCCGCGCGACAGCGCCATCGAGCGCTCGTGCAGCCGTCGGGCGAGCACCTGGTACTGGCTGGTCGCCGGGTGCACCGCGTCGAAGGTCACGGTGCAGTAGTCGTACGCTTCGTCCGGATCCTCCTTGGAGACGGTGACCGCCTCCGTGTCGGACCATTCCGCATCGCCCGAGTGCTTAACCTGGACGATCACGTCGGCGGTGTCGAAGATCCTGAAGGCGAACGGGCCGAAGGTGACCGACACGCCGTCGAAGGCTTGCGGCCCTGTCGAGCGGGTTTCGCGCGGAAGCGGATAGGGAAGCGTCATGAAGCCGACCTCGCGTCATCGTCATGACGATGATGCGGGACCGGCCGGAGGCTTAAGTGTCAGGGGAGAGTGGGGCTATCGGCGGACGTAACCGCGTTCAACCATGCAGCCGTCGAAGACAAGGTTCACGTTTCTACGGTGCACCTTTGCGATCTTTTCGTTCGATGCAAGAGCGGCTTTCGCCGCCTCGCCGTCGCAAATCGTCAGATCACGTTGATAGACCTCGAAGATTGCTTCCGTGGCATCGACCCGCTGGCCGGTGTCCACTCGGTGCCAATGCCCTTGAGGGGCGCTCACGCACGCGGCCAACGGAAGCAACATCAGTATGGGAATCAGTCTCATGACAAGAACCTTGGGCGCAACCACTGATTGGAACAGACTATGCACACCCTACCCGAATGTGGAGTCCCATCTGTTTTCAGGTTGATATCACGGCAGCGGGGCGACCTCCGGACCGCGTGAGGGCGTGGCCTTGCCGGGCTCCCACCAGTATTCCTGCCCCGTCCGTCGCTCAAGGTTCTGCTGACGGGCCTTGAAGCTCTTCGCGGCGGCCGGATCGACCATCCACTGCAACTGATCGAGCACGAGCCGGCGATAGGCTCCGCGCGTTGCCCACCATGACGAAAGAACCGGCGTGTAGCGACCGGCGAAGTTCACGGCTTCGCGGCCACGATTGACCGTTTCGCCACGTGCGGCGGCAATGTTCCGGCCGACGGTGAGGTCGACCGTATCGCCGATCAGAGACAGTGCAGGCCCTTGCAACGTGTCGATGATTCCACCACCGAAGCGGTTGGAGCTCGCCGAGGCGAAATCCCCGAGCAGGCCGAAACCACCGCCCTTGAATACCGAACGCACCCAGAATTGCCGGTTTTCCGGGCCCATGTCCTCCAGGTCCTTGCCATCGAGCAGGTTCATGATCTGTGTGGCGATGGCCCCGCCGATCGTCAGGCCGATCGACAACTGCGCGAAATAGGCCGGCGCAGTAAACCGGCCGGAGGAGTCGAGTGCGCCAAGCCGTGTCATCGCCTCGATCTGGAGCGTGGTCAGTGACAGGCCGAAGCTTTTGAACTGCATTCCGAAGTCCGCCAACTCGCCGAGGAACGATCCGCGCGGGGCGCCGCCGGTGATCCAGCTCCGGGCGTTGGGGGTTCCCGATGGCACCGCCCGTTCCGTCCAGCTTGCGATCAGCTCGGCAAACTTCTCTGCGACCTGACGATGCGGGATGCGGTCCTGCCCGGCAAGATCCGCAAGCCGTCCCTCGCTCGCCATGATCGAGGACGGGGTGATGAAGCCGCCGTCATCGATCGAGCCGCGCATGATCTCCCAGTCGTCGGCCGTGATGCCGAAGCCTTCCATCGAAACGCGCAGGCGCTCGGGCAAAGCGCCAAAATCCGTTTCCGCCATGTCGGCGAGCGCGGCGTGCCAGGCGCGGGCATGGACGAGCCGGCGGCCCGTCGTGATCGGCTTGAGCCCGAAGGCCATCATCGAGCGATCGACAAGGTACTGTGACCAGTTGGAGCCCAGCACCAGGCCGGAAAAGCGGGCCTCGCCTTCCATGACTTGCAGATACTCGTCCCAGATGGCGCCATCGCGCATGATCTCGCGCCGGCTCTTGGCGGAGATCATTTCGAGCATCCGGCCGACATCCCGCATGACCGGCAATCCGGCCAGCTTTTTCGCCATCGCCTCCACGAAAGGATCGGTGGCGGCTGCCGTGATTCCTGCCCCGCCCAGCAGGGAGGAATTCACCACATTCTTGATGTCGGCCGTAAGCGTGGCAACACCCGCCGCCGCCACGGGCCGCCCGCGAAGATGGGAATACAGCCCGCGCATACGCCATTCGGCGTGACCGCCCGGTTGCGTTCCGGTCGCCCATCGGGCGGCGGAGCCGGTCTCGCGAGCGAGCGAGGGCGATCCGGTCGCGCCGCGCGCCACTTCCCGCCGCACGTTCTGGATCATCCATTCCAGCATCGCATCCGGGTTCGGCCCCAGGATCTCCATGGCGGCGATGTCCTTCGCCATGGAGTTGATGTGGTTGAAGATCGTTTCGATCACGTCGCCGGTGCCGAACTCCGCGTTGTAGGCGTGCCAGTGCGCCGGGGACTTCGGCGTCAGGATGCGTTCGTCCTGGCGCTGACTGGCGAGCGCACCCTTGCCGCGCGTGCGCATGGACGGTTCCATGTGCGCCCAGTTTTCCGTTGTGACCTGGTCGTACATGCGGTTCAGGAAGCGGTCGGCGCCGGCAGCTCCGATCGGCTCGCCGGTGAGCGGGTTCACCGAGCGGTCGAAGTCGAAGACCTCCTTCGCACGGGCGATCCAGGCATCGCGTCCGGCCTTGCGGATCTTGAGCCCGTCATGGGTGTGCGGCAGGCCGAAATCCTTGCGTTTGGCGATGGCGCCGCCGGCGGCGTTGAAGCGCTGCCGCAGGTCCTCGAAAACCTCCGTGATCGATTGCGCCAGGCCGGCGGCCGTCTCGTTGCCGGACGGCTCGCCGTGCAGGTCCTTCACCAGGTCCTCGATGTCGGCGAGGTTGTGCCGGCGACCGCTGACGAGACCGCGCCGCCAGTGCCACATGGCTTCGTTCAGCCGGCCCTGCGCCAACATGATGATGGCTTCGGAGCGCCCCCGGACGGACGAATATCCGCGATATCCGTAGTGCGACAGAACGCCCATCGCGGCTTCGTAGACGTCCGGGCGCCCCTGTTCGTCGCGATAGCCGATCAGCTCCGATTTCAGCCGCTGGCGCGCGCCTTCCATCAGGGCAACGCGGCGGCGCTGTTCGATCGCCTGCATTCGCAGGTCCCTGGAAAGCTGCTCGCGCGCCACCCGCGCCGCCTCGTCGTCGCCGAGCGACATGCGCGCCTCGGCAAAGCGGGCGTCAAAGTCGTCGTTGAGCGCCTGCGCTTCCTCTCGCGAGAGAGCGCCCTGTTCGACGGCGGAAATCAGGCAATCACGAAAGGACATTCGATCAATCCTTGCAGCTATCGACAACACCGGAGAGATCGTCGTTGCGTGTGGCGCGCGTGGTCAGATCATCTGCGGTAGTGAATCCCCGATTGCCCTCCGCGTCAACGCCGTCCGGCAGCATGTCCCACATCGCACCCTGACCGGCCGCCTCAAGGTCTGCGGCGGTGGGCTCGATGGCGGCCGCGTCCGGCGATCCGGGCTCGACCGTGGTCGCCGGCCGAAGCTCGGGCTCCGGCGGCGCCAAGAGACGGCCGAGCCCGCCCTCATCGATCATCGCCCGTACGTCCTGGACGAACTTGCGCGCCGCCGGTCCCGGCTTCGCCGTGCCTTCCGCCACCTGCCGCGCGGCCGCCGAAAGCGCGTCTGAGACCGGCCCGCGCGTGCGGGCCATGCGGTCAAGCAGCTCGCCCACCATGTCGGCCGAGGCCGCCCGCTGCCGGTTCCCGGCCGTGTCGAGCCGGTTGCCGGCGGCCGCGATGACCTCGGCATTCTCCGCCAGCGTGCCGAACAGGCGCTTGTCGGAGCGCAGGGCCTTGATGGCCGCATCGAGCACCTTCACGCGTTCGCCCATCAGCGTGCGCTCGATGCGGAAGGAGCCGAACATGTCGTTCTGGATCTCGACCTGTCGCCCGGAAGACAGGCTTTCTCCAATCAACAGGCGCGCCTGGCGATCCGTCTCCGGCGCGAAGTGGGCAAGATCCTGGAGCACACCGGAATGAAGCGCGGGATCGGCGACCATCTCGCCGACAAGCGCCGCGTGGTTCTCCGGCACCAGGCCGTTGAGCGTCATGCCGAAGGCATCGTCCGACAGGCGCGACATGGCGACCGCCTTGCGCATCATCGGCCCGGAAACGGGCAGACTGTCGTCAAGCAGCTCCGGACTGTCCCGCAGGATGCGCGCGGCATCGATCGGCGTTCCGGACCCTTCCTGCATGTTCTTCTTGGCCGCGAGCGCACGAACCTCGGCAACCGTCCACCCGTCCTTCTCCCGGAACAGGTAGCCGTCCAGCACGACGTCGTCGTCGCCGGCCTGCTTCAGGCGCTTTGCCAGTCCGAGGCGCTGGTGACCGTCCGCCACGTAGCGCGTGCCGTCGGCCCGCTCGTGGACGAACACCTTGTCGCTTGCGGTCGGGTCCCACTTCTCGACACCCGAAAGACGGTCGGTGACGCCGGCGGCATCGCCACCGCCCTTGTACTGGTAGGCGGCCGCGTCCGTCTCAAGTGTGCCGGGATCGAAGCGGGAGAAGGCAGCGGACTTGCCCCGCACATCGATGCGCCCCGAAGGTGCGGCCGCCGCCTCATCCAGCACCTGGACAAGATCCGCCGGCCGTTCCGGCTTGATCACGGCACCGGACACGGGCGGACCACCGTCCGCAACCTGATCGACGGCCTCGGCGGCCATGCGGCCGCTTTCCTCGGGTGTCACGCCGGCTGGGGGATCGGAAAAGGCCGCCGCCTCGTCGCGGCCGGCCTCGATGGCGGTGTCGAACTCGGCCTGTACGTCCGGATCGAGCGTTTCACGCGCCGCCCGGACCTCGGCCGGAGCCGCGCGGCCGGCGCGGATCATTTCGCTGACGCCCGTCATCACGCCACCGAGAACACCACCGAGGCCGGCCGCGATGGCGACATTGCCGGCGGCCTCGCCGACGCCCGCTTCAAGCCCGGCTTCGGCCCGGCCCATCTGGGCCGGCACCTGCAACACGGTTTCCACTCCGGCATTGATCGCCGCGTTCCGGCCGAACGAAGACAGGATCCGCAAGGCCACATTCGCGGCGGCGCCGCCCTCGGGGCCGCCGACGAAGAGGGTGCCGACCTGCAAGGGGTCGCGCAGGTAGCCGCGCATCGTGCCGGCAAAGCCGGCGAGCCACGACCCTTCGGGCGCGTCCGGATCCGCGTTGACCGCGTCGGCGCGGGCCTCCGCCGCGCGGCCGATCTCGCGCGCCTGGTCATCGATCGACAACCCGGCGCGGATCCGGTCGGCCTTGTCCGGGTGCTGTTGCTGGAGCTGGTGCAGGCGATCGGCGAACAGGCGCTTGCGGGTGGCGACGATGTTTTCATTCGGCCGCCGAACGCGCAGTTCGTCCATGGTGGGCATACGGGCCACCCTGAGAGGGTTTTCGAGCTGCACCCCCGTCGCCTCCTTCACGGCCTTGATGCGCTCGTCGTAGGCCCGTTCCCGGCGCGCCAGGAGGTTCATGGCGTTCTGGGTGTAGGTCTGCGCCTCGTCGTTGGCGCGAAAGGCTTCGGCAAAACCCGCGAAGTCCCGGTCGCGACGTGCCGCGTCACGCTGGCCGACTTCCGCCCAGTTTCGCGGCGCGGCTTCCGCAAGGCTGGCATCGCGAGCATCGGCCGCGGGCGTCAGGAAGAAGCTCATGGCCGCCACACTCCGGCAGGCAGGCGGTCGCGCAGGGCCGGAATCGCCTCGAAGGAGAGCACGAAGGGCCGCCCGTCGGCGCCGCGCACCCACATCGGCGCGGCGCCGTCCGGATCGCCCGTGGCGAAGCGATAGCCGCCAGCCGTGGCGACCGGGAACGCGCCCTTGATCTGGGCAACGGGATAGGGGCGCCCTGCCGCATCGACCGGTGGCACCGGCAACGCTTGCAGGTCCTTTTCCGTCAGGGCGCCGATCACCTGCTTGAACGCATCGGCGCGGATCCCCGGCGGGACCAGCACCTTGCGGCTCGACCACAACAAACCCGGATCGTAGTCGGTGAACCCGCCGAACTGGACTTCACCGGCATAGGTCGCGCCGGCGGCCTCATTGACGGCACGCTCGAAAATCGGACGGGCATCGTCCGACTTGGGATCGATGCCGGCTTCCTCCAGGCGCACGCGGGCGATGGCGCCCGCAGCATCGCGCACCCGCTCCGCTTCGGCGGGGTGCAGCGAGAACGCCCCGCCGACAACATCGGTCGAGATTTCGGCCTGACGGTTGCGCGGAACGGCTGGACGCATCCGCCCGTCCTGCCCCGGACGCCAGCCTTGCAGAACGGCGCGCGCCGCGTCCGGATCGCCGCCGGCCGCGATGATGGCGCCGGCCTGGGAGAGGGGAGCCGCATCCTTGCCGAGTTCGCGCAGCATGGCGGGCAGGGCGTCACCGCCGGCGGTGACCATGCCGGCGGCCAGCGCAAGAGCCGCGTCCGGGTCCTCGTCGACCATGGCCCGCAGGCGACGGGCCTCGCCCTCGCGGAAGTAGCGCGGCGGTACGCCGAACCGCTCGGCGGCCGTCTCCGCAACGTCGCGACGTGCGGCGAAGGCCGCCGCCGCATCGCCGGCCGACACATCCTCAAGCGGCAATGGCTCGACGGGATCGATCGCGCCGAACCGTTCGGCAACGGACAGGGGATCGCTGGCAAGCGCCTGACGGTGCCGGTCGATCAGCTCGCGGCCGAAGGCCAGATCCGCCGGATTGGCCCGGCCGCTTTCGTCGCGCACCAGCTCGGGCAGGGCGCGTTCCGCATCCGACAACGGCATGTTGCGGATTGCCTCCGCCACCTGAAGCCTGCGCAGGGCCGAGCGGCCGATTTCGGAGCCGTCCGGCGCCTGGGCCAGTTCAAGCTGGAAGGCGGCCAGCTCGTCCGCTCCGGTGGCTTCGCCCGCCGCAAGCCGCGATGCCAGACTGTCGCCCTGACGGCGCAAACGCTGGGACACCTGACGATCCCTGGTGCGGCGGTTGCGCTCCATCTTTGCCAGTTGCGCATCGACCGTCTGGAACCCCCGACCGTCCAGCTCATCCATGTCACCGGCGGCATACTCCGTGCGAATTTGCTCGCGAAGAGCGGCGATGTCATCGGCGGGCAGCTTCGCGCCTTGCGCGATGTAGAACCCCGTGACCGAGGACCGGCGACTGTCCGCCTTCGCGCGGGCGGCATCTTCCGGCTTCATGAGCCCCCGCTCGACCGCACTGTCATAGTGCTCATCGATGGCGCCTTGAGCGGTCAGAAGCTGGTCGAGCGCGCCATCCTCATCGGGATCGAGGCCGGCGAGCAGGCGGGACTTGTCTTCCTCGATGTCGGTAAGGCGCATCTGGAACGCGCTGCGATCGGCTTCTTCCGCGCGCTTGCGGGCCTCCGCCTGCGCGCGGCGCACGACGGCCGAGGCGCTGGCATCGAAGGTGACGGCCCAGTCCGCCTCGATTTCGGGAAGGACGTGCTCTTGGCGGTGCGCCGCCTTCAACTGACCGAGCGCACGTTCGAGCTGGGCCGGATCGTCCTGGTATCGCTCGCTCACGCTGGCGATGTCGTCGCGCATGACCTGGTTGAGCTGCTGGAGATAGGTTCGCGCCCCGGCACGGTCATAGGCCATTCCGCGAAGCGTTGCGGATCCGGTCGGCCGGAAACCGCCCCCCGCCTCGGTGCCGGGCAGGGTGGCGGGCATTCCGCCGGAGATGGATGCCGGATCGCCCGCCTTCGCCAGCCACAGGTTGGCGAAGGCGCGGGCGCTCATGTCGGGACGCCCGCCGTTCAGGCGCACGGCCTCGGCGCCGACCAGGTCGGCGGCCTTCCGGTTCGGGTTGGACAGGAGCTTTGCGGCGCCGCCGGCGCCCTGCTGATGCGCGAGGTACAGCTCGCCCGCCGTCGGATCGCGGCCAAGCACCTTGCGCAGCGAGGCGGCGTTGTCCTTTGCCAGGCGCGCGGCCGCGTCCGCCGCCTGCGACGGGTCGAAGCGGTCGGCAAGGCCGTAGTCGGCGGCGGTGGAGTCGATGAACTGGAACAGGCCGCCAGCCGAGGACGATGTGTTGCGCGCCTGCGGATTGAAGGAGCTTTCCAGCTCCGCGATTTTCAGCAAGGCGCCGGGATCGACGCCATGGCGCACCGCTGCCCGGGAGATCGTGTCGCGGATCGCCGCCGGCGCGTTGACCTGTGCCCGCGAGGGACGCGAACTGCCTCCCGCTGGCAGGGAGCTACCGGCAAGCGACCTTGGCGCGCCGGCCAGTGCATCGGCTTCGCCGCGTCGAGTGCCGTCAAGCACTGCCTCGCGATCCGCGACACGGCCCATCTGGCCGGCCAGGCGGAACATGCCGGCGGCAACACGGGCCTCCAGCTCGCCACCGTCACCGCGCGCGACCGGTAACAGCCCTTCCGCGAGCAGCGGCCGCGCCTCGAACTTCCTGAACTGGACCGGGGTCCGCCGCTTGTTCGCCATTCTCAGCCCCCTGCGTTGCCCCTGTTGAGCACGGTTGCGCCGTAGTCGAGCCCACCGAACAGGGCACTCGCGTAGCCGCGCGAGCGCGCCGTTCTGCCCATGCGCCGGAAGTTGCGGGCACGTTCGCTAAGCCGCGAACTGCGCAGCTCCTGCGTTCCGCTGTCCGAGGCCAGCGCACGATCCGCTTCGCGGAACGCCTCCTTTTTCGCCTGTCCTGGCGTGCCGAAACTCAGATCGACGCCGGAGGCGGCAAAGGCCACGTCCTGGGAGCCGATGGCATCGACCAGCTCCTTCTTGATCGATGTTCGGCGGGAGATTCCCTGCAACGTCTCCAGCGGGATCTCGGCTTCCGCGTCTCGGGCGGCCAGCTCCATCTGGTCGGCCTGGGCCTCTCCCGCGCTGATCGCTGAGAAGGCACCAAGCAGGGTTGCCCCGCCTTCAAGCAGGGTTGCCAGCGAGAAGCCCGATCCGGCCGTCGTCGTGACGGCTGGCGCAACTGTGCCGGCAGCGGCGCCGGCGCTGCCGGCCGCCCCCGTGAGCGCCTGAAACCCGCTGCCGATGAGCGCGATGATTGTCTCGGCCATTACAGCTTCGCCTCCGGTTGATAGTCGCGCACGCGCAGCCGGCCCGGACGGGTCTGCGTGATCACCAGCGTCGGGCCATCGACCATGCCGGGAATGCCTTCCACGCGGATCTTCTGCGTTTTCGGCGGCATCGGCGCGTTCACCGGGTCCGAGGCCGAAAGCAGGGGCACCTCCTTTGGAGGTGAACCGTTGGCGCCGATCGCGATGCTGTCGGTCTCGATGATGTTGGCCGTCACCGCGTGGATCCGCCCCGGCCGTTGCAGGATCTCGTCGTTGGGCAGAAGCCGGTAGTAGGGCATCGACTCGTGCACCGGCCGTTGCCAGAGACCGACCTTGACGGTGTCGTAGGCATCGCCGAGCTGCACCGCGCCATCGCTCACCGTGAACGGCCCGAGAATGAAGCCGTCGGCTTCCGCCCAGACCTCGCGTCCTTCATGGAGTTCCAGTCCGGTTACCTCGCCCGCGAGATCGGTCGTGAGGTCGAGCGAGCACTGGAACAGGTTGAGGTGGCTTTCTTCCATGATCTCCAGCGTCACGGTGTCGCCGCGCTCGACCGAAACCCAGACCTGATTTTGCCCGTCGACGGAGATCCCGCGCACCTTGCCGCCATCCGCTGCGATCCACTCGACCAGCGCCAGAATGTCCTGGTCGAGAACCACCAGCGCGCAGGTCAGCCGGCCGGTTTCGGACGGCAGCCACCAACGCGCCGCCGCGTTCCGGCGGATCTTGCGTTGCAGCGCCGCGCCGTTGACGCGATCGACCAGGTGTTGCCCCAGGAGGCTTTCAGGCTTGGAGCTGTACTTGGTGGAGACATCGTCATAGGCGGCCGACAGGAGCTGTTGCCCCTGGTTTTCGTCCGCCGCGTCGGCATCGTTTCCCGACACCCAGAAGACGCGACCTTCCATCTCCACCGGCGGCACATTCGGCACGATGCCGTTGCGCGACGTGCGCACCCAGTTCAGCGGCTGGCCGGCCGCGATCGTGCGGTTGGAAGCAAACCATTCCGCGAGATCGGTGAAAACAAGGAGATACTTGTCCTCGTAGACCGCGAGAATGCGTTCGCTCGTCTGGGTTCGCAGGGCCTCCAGGCGCGCGGCGTTGTCGCCGGCGGCCCTTATGTCGAGCTGGAAGTATTCGCCCGTGGCGGACATGGACAGCGCAGCCTGGCGCACCTTGGGCGCGAAGTAGATGGCGCGGTCCTGCGCAAGCGCCATGCCCGCGAACCACTGCCGGGTTTCGCTGACCAGCGGCTCCCCTTCCGTCTCGCCGATCTGGATGTGATAGGAGAGCGCGGCGGCCTCGGACGTGTTGACGATCCGTGCATCGACCCGATACTCGGCGCCGGACAGACTGCCGCCGAACGTCACCTCGAAAACGATGAAACGGCTTGTGGTCTGGCTCTCGTCATAGATCACGGTCACGTCGTCATTGAGGGTGGACAGGGAGCGCAATTCGGTCTGGATGGCGGTTGCCCAACGCTGGTAATCCAACGTGGTGCCCAGATCGGGGCTCATCGGCTCCCCTTCGTCATCGACCAGTTTAAGCGCCTTCGTGTCCTGCCCCTCGACGGTGAGGGAGATGGACAACCCCACACCGACGGACGCGCTCCAGCGCACGCTGACGTTCCAGATATCGTCGGTCTTGGCATAGGTGCCGCCCAGGTCGATTTCCGGAATGCCGCTGTAAGGCCAGAGATCCTTGCTCCAGACGCTGTCGTCTTCGCCGTCCCGGACCAGGCGCAGCGTTTCCAGGTCCTGGTGAAAGATGCCGACGGTGTTCGCCTCGGCGTAGAACTCCAGGCCCGGCAGCAGGCCGGAGGTGATTTCCGGAAGTTCGACACTGGCGACCTTCGTGCGGTCGTTCCGGTAGATGTCCACCCATCCGGCCGAAAAGATCAGTGTGTAGGAGAGACTGGCAGTCACCGGCAGCGTGCAATGTCGCGCCAGGGCGGAGCGGCCGGTGCCCACGAAGGCGGTTCCCGGCATGACCTGAAAGCCCGCCTGGGGAACCGGCTCCACGTTCTTGAACCGGAGACCGGCGCTGTAATACTGGCGCAGGCCGACCTTGCCCGCGAGATCGCGCGAGAACTCGCCGGCGTTGCAGGAGCTTTTGAGCGGGCCGGGACGTGCCACCATGTCAGTACCGCCCGTACCAGGAGCCGCCGGTGCGGGCGCCGGTCAGCGGGTCGGCGGCGGCAAGGGGATGCCCGATCGGGGCGCCGGCCCTGTTCTGCGCCATCAGCCGGCCGAACAGGCCGCCGGTGCCCTCCTTCGAGGGTGTTCCGAACGCCTCCCGATGGTACAGGTCGCGCATGTCGGTGTCGTGCGCGACGGGCACCGCGAGATAGGCGGCAAGCGCGGTGGTGAAGGCGGCGCGAAACGCCGGGTCCCAGTATTCCGGATCGCGGTAGACCTTGAAGGTTCCGCGCACGGCTGCCTCATCCGCATAAAGGTGGTCGCCCTCGATGTCGTAGCAGCGCAAGGGCTGCCGTCCGGTGCCGGCCATGATCTTGAGCGGATCGCCGATCCGGCCGCCGGGCAGCGCGAACTCGTAAGCCCACCCGTTGATGGGCGCCTCGGCTGTGCGATCGAGCGAAAACGTCCGCTTGAGAAACGACCAGTCCGCCAGTCCGAAGCACTGGTCGACACAGCGTTGCCAGGTCAGGTTGACCTGGGAGGAAAGATCGTCGTCGCCGTCGATCGAGAACGTCGCGAAGGAGCCGATCTTGGCAAGTGCCCAGTTCACGATGACGGCCTGGTCGATCACGGTAGCGGTCATGTCTCACCTCGCGCGGGAAGGGACGGGGCGCGGCGAACCGCGCCCCGCGTCGTCGGGTCAGGCGCTGGCGTTGACGCCGGCGGCCTCCAGGTTGGCAAGGATCGCGTTGATGGCGGTCTGGACGGTGGCAAACCGCGCATCGACATCCGCCTTCGAGGCGGCGTTGCTGCCGGAGCCGTCGACACCGGTCACCGCTGCCAGGGCGATATCCGCGATCGTGTCCTGGCCGAGCACGGCCCCCTGCGCCGACACGGTGACGTTGCCGGTGGCGGGCGAGGCGGTGACGAGCAGCACGACGTGGGACGCGGTGCCGTCCTTGTCGGCCACCGCCATGATCACGTCGCCCGCTTTCAGGGTCTTGCGCGAGTCGTTGAAATAGCCGGCGGCCACGAGCTCCGCGAGCGTATCGTTGGTCGAATAGACATAGGTGTCGGTCTGGTTCGTGCGCCCCATATCCGACGTTGCGAAGCGCGAAAGCGCCTTGACTGAATGGGCCATGGATCACTCCGTTTCTGGCGTTGGAGACGGCGGCCCGCAGGCCGCCGCGCTGGTCGTGTCCCGTGTCAGGCCGGACGGGTGGCGGAATTGATCGCCTTGTAGCGCAGGCGCACCACGCCCTCGGGAAGGATGCCGATGGAGGCGCCCGAAAGGCCGACCTTGCCGAGCATCGGCGTGCCCTCGTAGTCGGCGTGCGAGGTGAGCGACATGTTTTCCTTGTTCCACTCGGTCTCGGCACCGACCGCGTCCTTCACCCAGAGGAAGGTGTCGATGTAGCCCGTGTCATCGAAGGCACGGCCATTCGAGCCGGTGCCGAAGGCCCCGGTGCCGACAGTGAAGTGCTCGTTGGGCAGCGCCAGGATGTGGCAGCCGCGAACCGTGCGCGCCTTTACCTTGCTGGACTTGGCGAACGGGAGATCGGTGGGGCCGGCATAGTCGGCATTCTTGATCTCCTCGTACATTTCGAGCTGGCTCATCCAGGCGTGCGGAATCGCCCAGAAGATGCCGTTGTCGTCGTCGTCATTGCCGGCGCCGGAAACGTGATCGATGGCGTCCATGGCGTTGACGATATCGATCCGCGCGGAGCCGTCGCCGAGCTTCAGGCACTCCTTCGGATCGTCATCCAGTGTCGACACACCGTTGACGAAGATGTTCAGCGCTTCGAGCTTCAGATTGTCGCGCTTGCGACGGATGGCGGCACTCATCATGCGACCGACGGCGGCCTGTTCGTTCGGCCCCTGACGGCGGGCGTCCTGCACACGCATCCAGGCCGAAGCCTCGAAGTCGCGCATCGACACCTTGATCATGTTGAGCGAAGGATTGGTGTTGGTGATCTTCTGGATCGAGCCGCCGAGCTCGTAAGCCTCGACGCGTCCGACGACGGGGAACTTCACCTCGCCGGCGCCGCCGTCCCCCTGCACCATCGTGCCGTCGAGATAGCCGCCGCGAGACTGGTAACGGGCGCGAACCATGTCGCGGATCTTCTCGCGATACCAGTTGGGAGCCTGAGTGGTCATTTGCAAACCTCATGGATGATCGTGGATCGCCCTGGAGGTCCGATTAGCCAGCCGGTATTGCGGGTCCCTTCGGGATAGCCGCGCCGGCCGGGTCGCTTCCGTGCCAGATGCAGGCACGATTTTGCGGCCCGGCCGGAAGGCTTAAGTGCGCCCGCTCAGTCGCCGACGATCTTGCGATAGTCTTCCTGCAGCTTTTCGTAGCTGGCCCGGTCGAACTTCGTATTGCCCGGCGTGTTCTCGGGCAGGGCTGCACGTTTCGCCAGCGCCTCGCGCCGATCCTCGCCGCTGGCACTCGTTCCGCCGGCGGTCGGCTCGTTGGACGCATCGCCTCCGAGCTGCGAGCGCACCCACTCCATGAAGCGGTGCCCCTTGGCGCTATCGCCAAGTTCCGTCTTCACGTAGTCGAAGACATCCTTGCCCGGCCCGTTCTCGCCCGCACGCTGCGCAAGCAGGTCCATGAACGCGAAATTGCTTTCCATCCGCTGGTTTCGCGCGGTCGCCTGCTCCTTCGGAGTGAGGTGCTTGGCGTTTTCCGGGGTCAGGGCGGCACGTTCCGCATCGGCATCCAGCGGCGGCTCCAGCACGCCCATGTCCTGGGCAACGCTGTAGAGCGACATGGTCATCGCCTGAAAGTCCTTGACCGGGATACCGCGCTCCAGCGCCTGTTCCGAGATCTTCTGGAAGGCGGTGTCCTGCGACAACGCGGAAATGTGCCCCTGCAACTCTTCCGGCACGTCCTCGCCGAATGCCGCATACTGGGCAGCGGACTCGGGCACGCCGCGTTCGCCGTCGCGCTTGCGATAGCCGGCGAGCGCGGAGGCCATCTTGTCGATCGTCTCGCGATCGTTGGCCCCAAGCAGGTGCTCGGCAAGCCCGTCCGGGCGGTAGGCTTCGCCCGTGCCGCCCGTGTCCTCTCCCGGAGGCGGGGTATCGGATGCGCCGGCGTCGGCGCCGGTCGACTCGCCCCCGTCCTGGGCGGCAGCACCGCCGTCCGGATCGCCGCCATCGTCGGCTCCGCCGGCGCCGGTGTCCGGCGCGCCGCCACCCGCTCCGCCATCCTCGGGGGAACGCAGGATCATTTCGTGAAGCCACCACACAAACATCAGCTTTTCTCCGACAGTTTCTGGCCATGCGCGATGGCGGCCAGGACCGCCTCGCCAACGCCGTTGATTCCCTGCCGACTGGCTGTCAGCAGGGCGGTTTCCTCAAAGGTCTTGCCGGTCGCGCGCAAGGGAGCGCGCAACGTGATGTCCATAAGCCACTCGATGACCTCGCGGCCGCGCGGATCCCGGCACAAGGTGGCCAGGGTCTTTGCGACATGGTCGCTCGGTTGCAGCGGCTGATTGGCGATTTGGGGCTTGAGCAGCTCTTCCAGGCCGTCCCAACCTTCGCCGCCCGCGCGCGCCACCATTGAATCGAGCGATTGCGCCTGGCGGCCGCCGAACAGGGGTTCGCTCATGCCGCCGCCCTCATTTCCTCGGCCATGAGGCCCGGCGCCTGTTTCGCGGCCTCCTGGGCGAACATCGCGGCGATCTGCTGTTGCTGGGCCGCCTGCATGTCACTTTCGACCTTGGCTCGTTCGGTCTCGGTCGGGATCAGCTCCTTGTCGATCTGCAACCCGTTGCCGACCTGTTCCAGCACCTTGTCGATGTTGGCATAGAGGCTCACCTTTTCCGGCCCTGCCACGGCGCCAACGAACTCCAGGTAGTTCGCGATCGCCGCCAGACGGTCGGCATTGAGAGCCGCCGCCATCGGCGAGCGGACCTTGCAGGTCACAAGCAGCTCATCGATCGTCATGGGCATTTGCAGATAGGCGAACTCGTAGAGGATTTCGGCGACACGGGGCACGATGACGGGCATGATCTCGCGCACCAGGCGGCCGAATGCGCCGATGTGCACATCCGCGCGCTGGCGCAGGCGCGCCGCGATCTCGGAGGCCGCGCGCGGGGTGCCCTGGTACTCGGGCAAGCGGGTGTCCAGCAGGGCTTCGCGGATCTGGTCTTGCAGGTTTCCGATGAGCATCCGGGCCACGTCCATTCGCCCGGTGGCCGGGTCGATGCGCTGCACATCCGGCCCAAGAACGCCGCCCGTCGCCTGCATTGGCCAGAACTCGCCCGGCCCCACGCGCACGGTGTCGGGGTTGAACGTCCCGCCGGCGCGATAACCCCAGATGCCGAGCATCTGGATCGCGGCCGCCTTCAAGGCGATCTCCTGCGCCTTGTTGACGGTCTTGATCGAGGGCAGGGCGGTCAGCACCACGCCCCGGCCGTACGCCTCGCCTGGCACGCGGTAATAGCGCGGCACGGCGATCGGTTGCGTGCGGTAGAGTTTCCCCACCACGGGTTCCGTGGACTTGTCGAGATAGGCGACAAATTGCCAGCCCTCCCGCTTGGTGTTCCCCTTTTGCCAGAAACACTGGGTGAAGGTGGCGGTGTCCTTGCCCTTGCTGCCCATCGTCTCGTCACGCCAGCCCTCGGGCCACGTCCCGTCCGGATACGCTGCAAGGATCTGGTCGCGGGTGAAGACCTGACGCCAACTGATGAACACGACGCGTCCGTAGGCATCGCACTCCAGCGCGATCTGGTCGATCGAGATCGAGCCGAACCGCACCGGCTCGTTGTGGTCGCCCTTGATCGGGATGATCGCGGCCGTTCCCACGGCAAGCTCGATACACGCCTCGTGAAGCGTGGTGTCCCAGTCGCCTTGCAGGAAGAAGGGGTTGATCCTGTTCGCCTGCCTCTCAAGCATCCGGTTGTAGGTGGTGACCTCGCGACTGGAGAGCGCCATTGCCGTGACCGGGCCGGCCTCCAGGATCGCCGGAGGCTGACCGCTGGGGAAGAGATCCCGCTGAAGATTTCCGGCGAAATGCATGGTTGAGGTGGGGGCGGTCATGTCGAAGAGGAAGTCGCCCGACCTGACCGAATTGCCGTCACCGCCAGGACGGCGCTGGGGAATCGCGTAGTCGAACGCCTCGCGATAGAGCGCGTCGAACCCGCTGCGATTGCTCCAGGCATCGTCCGAGCGCTTCTTGACCTTCTCGAGATCCGCCATGTCAGGCGTCTCCGAGGGACTTGGGCAGCTCGCCGAGCGCCTCGTCTTCGAACAGCCGGCGCCCCCGAGGCGCCCGGGCCGAACCGCCGCCGCCCTTGTCAGCGCGATTGGAGGCCGCCAGCTGCCGGTCATTCGCGATCTGGCGTTCCTGGCGTGCGCGCTCGGCCGCCTCCGCGGCCCCGTTGTCACCGCCGCCGAAGATCGCTTTCACTACACCACCCATCACAGCCTCCAGACGTGGATCCACCATCCCGGCGCACTGCGATCGGGCACGAAGCCGACCATGCGCGCCATGCGTTCGCCCGGCGCATGGCCGGGCCTGACATGGGCTTTCACCCTGAGGCCAGTTTGGGCGACGGCATCCAGCCTTAACTGCGCGAGGCGCACCAGAGCCCGCATGTGCGGGCGGGCGGCTGGACGGATTGTCAGGCAGAACTCCCGCCATCCCGGCGCCGTTGGCCAGAGATAGGCCACGGCCAGGAGGTCGCCCCCGGCGGCATCGGGAAGGCTGATCGCGACACTGTCCCCGCCCGCTCGCATGAACAGGGACGCCTTGCGGATCCATCGGAACGGGCTGGCGCACTCAAGGCAATCGTCCGCCCTGGCTGGCGACCGCGTGACGAGGTTCACCACAGTTTGATGTCCTGCATCCGGTCGCGTGGCTTGCCGGTGGTCTTTGAGCGGAGCCCGACCACATTGCCGGGACGGCCGAGCCGGGAGGCGTCCTCGATCACGCCGAAGCGGCCGCGATGACCGAGGCAGATGTACTGCAAGCCATCATGCGGGTGCGAATACTGGTTTTTCGCCACGGCTAGGATGTCGGTCGCGCCCGCGCTGGCCTGTTTCGTCAGCTTGTAGTGAGCTGCGAAGCCGCCCACGATCAGCTCGCATCCCGGGTCGACCAGCATCCGTTCCGTGTTGCCGTCGATCGGGCGGCCGAGATACCAGCGAACGGCCTCCTGCCTGATCGCGGGTTCATTCGACGGCGCCGGCAGGATGTTGATGTTGAGCGCACGCGCCACCGTTTCCATGAACGCCAGCTCGCCGGCCTGTTTGTCGGCGCCCCAGAAGGCGGAAGGATCGCCGTAGGCTTCCGAGATCGCGAAGCCGGCGAAGCGGGCGAGCAGGACTTCCAGGATCATTTCCGCGAAGCGGGCCGGGCCGGTTCCGGGCATCGCGCAGATCTCGGCGAGGATTCGCAACTGTCCGTTCGGCATGAACTGGACGATCACGGCGGCGGGCGAGCCGCCGGCATCCAGGCCGATCCCGAGCGGTATGCCCTTGGCGGGAGTGATCGTTGAATCGGCGGCGTGGCGCTGGAGAGAGAACTCCGGGTAGACCGGCTTGCCGTCGAGCGCATAGCCGAACTCGCCATGCACCATGCGCCGCACGATGTGCGCGGGCTGCGTTGCCGCCTCCAGCTCGTAGGAGGAACGAGGCTTGCCGATCCGGTTTTCCGCTTGCGCCGACAGGCCGGACGGCTGGCGGTAAAGGTTGAAACCGGGGACCTTCTCCTTGATGCAGAAGCGGTACACCCAGTTGTCGATGTCGGGTGGGTTCAGATCACCCATGACCATGCGCGGCAGAATGATTTCGCCTGGCTCGTAGCTCAGCCCCATCTTGTCGAAGGCGGCTCGGCCGTCGCGCGATACCCGCTCCAGCTCTGTAGATGCGATGTCCGTCACCTTCGGATAGCGCCCCGTGCGCTGGAAGAGCAGGCCGGGCACGCGCTCATCGAGCATGTCGCACTCGTTCAGCCACCCGTAGGTGATTTCATAGCCCTTGATGAACTGTTCGATGTTCGCATCACCGATGGCGCCGGTCTGCATCTCATAGTCGACGATGATTTCACCCACGCCGGGCCGGCGCGCGCGCCACTTCAGCCGGTGCCTGACCGGCCGGTCCTGACCGCCCTCGTGGCTCACCGTCCATGGGTGCTTGATCGGGAACGTCTCGTACCAGCTCGCGAGAGCGGTACGCGCGAAATCCCGGTAGGTGTCGCGGATGCAAGCGACCTTCACCCGGACCACGCCATCCTTGCAGACCGGCGCATACTGCGCGGCCAGCATCGGCCCCTTCACGACACAGGCAACCGTCTTGCCCGAGCCCGCCGGCCCCATGATGAGGTCGATAGGCCCCTTTGCATTGAGGAAGCGCTCACCGACCGGGCCAGGCGGTCGGTAGTATTCGACGTCGATTCCCAAGACCCGTGTCCCTTGCCCGACGGCGCGTCCCGCGCCCGTCTTCCCGAGACAGGGTATTTTCGCCAGCCACCCCTTCAGTGCGGACGGATGCGGGCAAGCGGAACAGGTCGTGTGTGTGAGGCAGGACACCCGGCCCAGGGGTCCGCGCGCGCGTTTTCAAAGCCGGCCTGGCGCCGGGCGCGCGCCGATCGACGGCACCCCCCGATCTCGCGCGACCCGCCATCGAGGCGCGAGGGGTTGAGGCCCCGGACTGGGGAAGCGGTCTTGGTACTGCTGATTTTCAATCATCGGCCCCAAGCGAAATTTGTATGCAATATCAATGAGCTAACCATTTCGTGCGACTACCCGCTCAATGGTCGCACGTTGAGGCAAAAGCTAAGTGTTTGTTTCGTCGTCGCTTTCCCGAACAGTCCCGGTCACGCTGATCACGCCGCCGGGCGCCGGCTTGTCGCCCTGGTCGAGTTGCTGGAACACCATCAAGCCGAGCTGGTGCTCGGTATGGATGGTTTCGGTCGGGCGCTTGCTCTCGAAGTAGGGCATTAGAGCCTCGTTGGCGGACTTCATGAGGTGCGCCGCCTCGATCCGCTTGCACCCGAGTTCCGTCGCGAGCTTGGCGGGATCCGCGTTCGCCAGGTCGGCGAGGTTCTGCCCCGGATGGCGGTAGCCCTGTTTCAGCAGGTAGTCGCGAAACAGTTGGTTCGCCTTGTTCTTCGAGCCTTTCGGCCTCCCGCGCCCTTTGGCGGCCTGGAGAGTTTCCGCCACATGGCGCACCGGGCCGTCAAACAGCGACTGCCCATCATCCAGCAAGTCGAGCTGGTCGCCGGGGTCTTCCTCGCCGATCAGTCCGGCCAGGTCGGCGAGCGCGGCCTCTGCGGTGGCGGCCGTGTCGCCGATCTTGGCGGCCCGCTCGGCGTCCGGCTCGACCGGCCGCGCCGGATCGGGCGGTGGGTGTGCCCCCGGCAGCGTCTGTTTCGGGTCCTGGTCATCGCCCATCGGTTTGATCCCCATTTGTTTATTCCGCTGGCTCGGCGACGGCGTTTCTAACCGCAACCTAACCGCGAAACGCCAGCAAAATCAGGAATATATTTCCATCGGTTAGGGGTTATGAGGTTATGTCTGTCTCGCGTATCCGCACACGCGCGCGCGTGAAACTCTCCCTAACCGCGTCAACCGCCTAACCACTCTCCCAAGATACTGATTTGATTGATGAAAGCCGGTTAGGTCACACCTAACCGTGTCTAACCGACGCTAACCCCCGCGCCCGTCGCCGGCTGAAAGTCACCGTCGCACGCGCCGCTCCTTATCAAGTGCCCGCGCCGGATCGGCGGTTGCGGCAATCGAGCGCCGCAGGCGCGCAAAAGCGCGCCGGAGGCGGGCAAAAGCGGTACCGGCGCGGGCTCCGCTTAAACCCAGACGGGCGGGGGCGGGGAGATTAAATGCCAGCCCGGCTTTCCCAGGGGGAAAGCGGGCATGGGATCAGGGCACGGGGACGGGGCTATCGCCTCTCAGGAAGGGGCGGGGGCGTCAGTCCAGCGACTTGAGGCTTTCAAGCAAGTAGAAGGCAACGTGCCTGCGCGACTCGTAGAGAACCATGCCGGCATAAAACGACACCACGATACCGGCTAGGACGGCAAGTTTGCGCCCAAGCTCTCCTTCGCCGGTGCGCTCAGGAGCTCGGTTGCAAATCCATTTGAATACTAGGAGGCCGGGAAAAACCGTCAGGCCTATCGAACAAATGAAGATCGCCAAAACAATCACGCTGGCAACGAATTTCGCTGGAAAAGCAAATAGTAAGTCAAAGAGCCAGGCCGGCATATTGACATCCTCCCGCAATGCGCGCAGTCTGCCACCGCTCCGCACGAATGTGGAGTCCGGTTTGGTCGCCGGATCGCGAGCGCCCACAGCAGCGCTCTTTGCGCTGTTTTTTATGGGTGGCCCATCGGGAGGCGCTTGCGCCTGCCGTTCTCGCGACGGTCGACCAACCCGGTGAGGCCACCCACCAGCTTGGTCGCTGGTTAACTCGCGAGAAAACCCATGCAAACACCCGATCCGATCCATGTCGCCGATCATCATGCCGGCGTCATCCACGATCTTGCCGCGCTCCTGCTGTCGCTGGCTGAGGCCTGCGAGGACGAGGAATGGCTGCGCCAGCGCGCCGGCGTCGTCGCCATGCTGCATCTGATGTCGGATGCCAGCCTCGCCGCCACGCGCGCGCTCGCGCCGCGCCCGGCCAATGTGAGGGCGATGCAATGAGCAGCTTCGAGACCGCCAACGACACCGCCGTCCTGCTCGACATGATCGCCACCTATGCGGACAATGCCGACGACAGGGCATGGCTGGAGGCCCGCTCCGTGCTGATCGAGATGATGGCCGGTGCACGCGCCCGCCTGCTGATCGCGGCGCAAGACATCGACAGCACGGACCTTGCCGCCCGTCACACCGCACCGGAGGGGATGCAATGAGTGCCCTCGCCATCTTCGTCTTCGAGGATATGCCGCTGCGTATACTCGACCGCAACGGCGAGCCGTGGTTCGTTGCCAGAGATGTCTGCACGATCCTCGACATCAAGAACGTCACTCAGGCGCTGGCACCTCTCGATCCCGACGAACGGTCTATGTTGAACATAGGGCGACAGGGCGAAACCAACCTCATTTCCGAGGGCGGTTTCTACACGCTGACCGTCAGGTCGAAAAAGGCCATGACACCGGGCACCGTGCAGCATCGATTTCGCAAGTTCGTGACATCCGAGGTCCTGCCGCAGATCCGCCGCACCGGGGCCTATGCCCCGGCGGCCGCCATCGAGGCCGAGCCCGTTGCGGCCGTCGAGCGGCGGCAGGCACTGGAGATGGTGCGCGAGGCGCGCCAGCTCTACGGCCCGGCGCGCGCCCGCCGCCTGTGGGAGACCCTGCCGGCGCTGCCGCCCGTGCCGGCCGCTCCGAAGCCCGCCCATATCGAGGCGGCCGAGGATTGCCTGTCGCACCTGATGGACTGGCGCAGCAACGGGGGCATGACCGTGCGCGAGCTGATCAACGAGGCGATGGCCGACAACACGGCCGCGCTGCTGATCCTGCGGGATCTCGGCATCCGCGTCGTCGCGGATCTCGAGATGGGCGACGGCATCGTCATCGCCAACAGCTACAACGGGGTGAGGGACCTGTTCCGGCAGACCATATGGGCGAAGGGCCGGCACCGGGCGGCGCTGCGGGCGCTGGACGGCGCGGCACCCTACAAGGCCCTCAAATACGGCGACAGACACGCCTCGCTCGGCACCTTCCTGCCGCTGGAAACCGTTGCAGAGAGCTTCTGACAGAGCGCGGGCGGCTTACGTGCCGCCTGCTCAGTCCTTCGCCACCGGCATCAGGCGGTCCCAGGCGCCGAGGTCCACCAACAGGCAGAATTTCGCGGTGCGCTGGATCTTGACCGTGTGGTACCGCTGATCGAGCCCGCGCAACACGATGTCTTCGGGCGCCTGTTTCAGCGCTGCCCACCATCCACCCTCATAAAAATCGGTGTCGGCGAAGATCTTGGTCAGGGCAGGGTGTTTCGCCGGCACGGCGAGATAGGGACCGATCGCCGGTTCACCGGCCTTGCGCAGCCCGAGGCCGGCCAGCGCCAGGCGCTCACGCGCATAGCTGAGATCCAGGCTCGTTCCGTTCTCGAACTCCTGCAGCACGCTTCCCACCGTCAGCCTGTCGCCGCCCCGGTGCGCGTCGATCGGCGCGGCGAGCAGGTGCTCCAGGCAGTCCTGCCATTTTTCGATCTGTTCCGCCCTCTCGGCTGAGGTGGCGGCGCGGATGATTTCCGCCAGCGCTTCCTGGTTGGAGACCTCAAGGCCCAGATCCTCCAGGACCTCGGGGCCCACCAGCATCTCGGCCGCCGCGAGCAGCGTGCCGTAGGTGTCGATGGCGCGGGCATCGAATCCCGCCAGATGCAGCGTCTTGCGCCAGTCGGGCAGGATCCGCGTCCGGAACTCCTGCCAGCCGTCCATGATCTGGCGAAGTAACATCCGGCCATCGGTGTCGCGCACCACCGGCTCGCGGCCGTGCCCCTTGTCCAGTTTCTTGAGGTTCAGCACCGCCATGCGCGTTTTGTCCTGCTGGCCCATGGGCGGGGGCAGGATGGCGGAGAACATGAAGGAGCTGCGGGCCTGAAACGTGGTGCCGTCGTGGTTCTGTCCGCCGCGCGCCATCTTGCCACCGCTCGCGGCCAGGCGCGCAAGCTCGATGACGGCCGTCGCGCGGCTGCTTCCGCGCTTGGCCTCCAGCTCGTCCACCGTCACCGGCAAACTGTCCTGCTTGACGTGCTGGTAGATGCCGGCGGCCGTGGTGTCGACCAGGGCAATCAAACTGTCCCCCAGGATCGCCTCGACAATCCGGTGCAGCGTCGATTTGCCGACGCCGGCGCCGCCGGTCGTGAACACGATCGGCCGCCAGTCGAGCGCGCCGCCCATGAGCGCGCTTACCATCCAGCCCAGGAACAGCACGGGGTCGAGGTACGGCCGCTCCCATTGCCAACTGCGCAGGTCCTCCAGGATGGAGAGCGCAGGGCTTTCCTCGCGCTCGATCGGGGTTTCCCAGGGCCGGGTGATGTCGGGTGCGCGGGTGTAGAGATAGCCGCCGTGTTCGGCCGGCCGCGCCGCCTGCAACTCGCCGCGTTCGTCGACCGACCACAGCCACTCGCCCGAGTTCCAGATGAACGCGCCCTGATCCGCCATCCAGCCGCCGCGCCCGCGCACGCGCCGGTTGGGATCGAACAGCCCGCGTCGCTTGCCCTCCGACACCAGGCAGATCATGGCCTTGTCGCGTTCGACGCGGTCGACACGATAGATCGGCTCGCCGTCCTCGTTGGTTCCCACTTTCTTGAATGCCGGCCAGGCCCAATACGCATAGTTGATCTGGGGCGCGAACAGGCTGGCGATAACGTGCATGTCCCACCGCTCGACGGCGTGGAGCTGCCCGGTGGCGGACAGGCAATAGGTCACCGTGCCGTTGTGGCCGAGCACCTGGACGGGACAGCCGGGCGGAAGGCAGTCCCAGGGCGCGCCGCCCCACTTGCCGGGGTTGATGCCCTCGCGCGGCAGGTTCGGGTCCGGATCCATCACGTCGGCGCGCTCATCGAGCGCGCGCATTGCCTCGATGAAATGCGCCCTGGTCGCCTGCTTGCCGACCTGTGTCTTGCGCCGTGCCATTCCCGCCCCGTCGTCTGGTGATCAAAAAGCCGCCGGCAGCCCCTTGGAGCCGCCGGCGGCACAGTCCGTTGCCGGCCGCCTCAGCGCCCCTTGGCGGTCTCCGAAAGCGCCAGCGGCGCCTTCACGGTTTTCAGGGACAGCGTGCGCGGGTCGGGCGGCGGCGCGCCGGCCGCGCGCTCCGCATCGGTCGGCGCCGGATCGGCCTCGGCCGTGGCCTGACTGTCGGCGATCGCCAGCACGCACCGGAAGATCCGCACCTTGAACCGCAACAGCTCGTCGCCACCGCGCGCCTTGCCCTTCATCGAGAGATGCGTGAGCACCGCCTCGTCGCTCGCCTCCGGCGCGCGCCGCAGAAACCCGACCATGCACGCGGCCTGGTCGGCCAGACGGCACGGCTCGGCCGGGTCGGCATCCTCGCCGATCCAGCCGCGCACGGCCGCCCGCGTGGCCCGGAACGCCGCCCAGGCGGACAGGTCGCCACCGAACAGGGGCGGGGCGGGCTCACCGCTCACGGCCGCCGGCGATGCCGGTTCCTGCGCGGGCACCTGATCATACAGTTCAGCGAAGATGTCGGGCTTGCATGGATAAAACTCCCCGGCGACACCTCGAATGACGTAGTCGCCTTTGTCGACCCAGTGCGCACCCTCCAAGGTCGAGATGGTCAAGCACTGTCCACGAGTGGGATGATCGTCCATGCTGGCCGGCGTCTTGCTGCCTCGGGTCCAGTCAATGATGGCGCGGTTGCTTTCGGGCGAACCGTCCGTAGCCACTGCCTCAACCTGCACACGCCGCTTCTCGTAGAGCCTCGGCGCGTAGTTGAGTTCACCGCTCACGGCCGCCGACCCATCCTTCCTTTCAGGCTGCAAGGCCGCCTGCTGATCTTTCGATTGCGCATTTTTCGGCTTTCCTTTCGCCATCACACATCTCCTTTGCCCAGGTCGTTGAAGTCGCTTCCGGCGTGGGGCTGCATCAGCTCCACCGGCTTTCCGCTGGCCTCCAGTTGCGCCAGCGCCTGTTCGAGCTGGCGTTGGGCCTGCGGCTTGTCCCAGTCGTTTTCGCCGGCGACGATGACGACGGAGACGAAGTCGAAATTCACCGGCACGTTGCCGATGCCGGTGATGGAGCCGCCGGCGGCCACCCGCGCCTCGGGAATGTCGAGCGCCAGGCTCTCGCAGGTCTCGCAGCCCTCGCCGAGGATGAGCGGCGCCGGCCGGCGCGCCTCCCAGGGCGGCACGCCCTCGGGACCGTGCGAAATCCAGATCGCGGCGCCGGCCGTTGCCGCGCGCATCAGCCGCGGGGAACGCTTCGGCCCCAGATCCGCCTTGGTCGGCCGCACGGGGTCGAGGAACGTGCAATGAACCGCTCGGAACGCGCCAAGCGGCGTGCGCATGGCCGCGAGAACTCCCGGAAAGCAGGGGCCGGGCCGCGTCTTGATCCGCCGGCCCGTCGCCGGGTCCACCGTCCATTCGGCCGCCGTCCAGTATTCGAGCGACGGGGAAAACCGGAACGTTGTGCGGTCGAGATTCTGGATCCTGTCCAGGTCGATCGCGCGGGCGTGGAGGTATTCGCGCGCATGGGCCTCCGCCGGCGTTCCGCTGCCGAGCGGCGCTCCGGACATGAACAGCTTTTCCGCCTGGCGCCGGTCCCATTCCGCGCGCTTGCGCGCCCGCTCGTCGTCTTCGGCCGCACGCACGCGCACCTGTTCGCTGTAGCGCCGGCGGTCCTCGATGCTCATGCGTTGCAGGCCGAGGAAATCGCGCGCCCATTGCAGCGCGCCCTTGAAGTCGGTCTGCAACAGGTATTCGACCAGGCCCAGCACGTCGCCCTTGTCGCCGCTGCGCCAGTCCTTCCAGGCGCCCTTGTCGCCGGTGACGGCCACCTTCAGCTCGGGCGTCTTCTTGTGATCGCCGGTCACCGGGTTGTTGGAAACCCAGAGCCGCCCCTGGCGGCGGCCGTCGGGCAGCAGCTTGCGGCACAGGTCCTCGATGCGGTCCTTCAGGCCCTGCTTGATCTCTTCCACTTCGCGCCGGCGATCGGACATGGTCAGTTCTTCTGGCTTTCGACCAGGATGCGCAGGCGGCGGTTCTCTTCTTCGAGAGTTGCAACGATCCCAAGGGCCTCGTTCACTCCGCTGAAAGGACCGTGGCTCATACCGAGCACGTTGCGATCCGGATGCCTGTAGCAGGCATCATGAGCAGCTTGGAGCGCTGCCAGAGCCCGGTTGTAATAGGGACGCTTTTCTTTTGCGCTCACTGTGGCTTCTCCCTTTCTTCCACGCGGAACGGAATGCCGACGGCCTCCTGCACCGCGTCCACATGGACGAGGATCCGCATGAACAGTTCGGCCGTCGCCGCCCGTGCGTTGGCATGGTCGGGCGAGCAACTGGCGAGCACCTGGCCGATCTGGTCGGCCAGCGCTTCGAGCACCGGGCGGGGATCCCGGCCGGCGCAGATGCGGTTGATTTCCGTGAAAAGATCGTCGCTTTCGCTCATGCCGCTTTCTCCAGACCGCGAATGACCGGGTGCGCTCTCGGCAGGTCCGAGCATCCGCCGAAGCGCACAATGTCGTCGTCGCGCGTCAGCTCCTTCCGGCATGGCGGGATCCAGCGGAGCACCGGCGCGGCCGCCGCGATCTCCGGCGCCGGGTCGCGCTGCCAGACCATCCAGGAATAGCTGGTGGCGGATTTGGCATTCACCGCCCACCGGCCGGCGACCATCGGAACCCGCTCAACAAACTGGAACACCGCCGTTGGCGGGTTTTTCAGGAACAGGTCGGTGTGGCGCGTCTGGCCTTCCAGCCAGTTGGTTCGCACAAGGGCCGCGACCACGAGCGGATTGAAGCTGATCGCGTGCCGGACGAAGGCCGCCGCCTTGTTGAACGGCGGGTTCATGATGATCGCGGACGTCGCCGTTTGACGCGTGGGAACAACCTCCAGGAAGTCCCGGACGTGCCGTTGTCCGTGGTCGGCAATGTCGCTCTCGGAGACATGCGCGAACACTTCGGCGAGAACGCCGCTCATGTGCCCGGCACCGCAGCACGGATCCCAGGCAATCGAGCGGGCGAGCCACCACGTTTCAGTCAGCAGCTCCGGCAGGCAATGCACCAGCAGCGCCCGCGTGGCCCAGGGCGGGGTCGGGAAGAAGTCGAGGCCGGCCGGCGCCACGCGGCGCTGGTTCATGACGGCCGACGAGATCCGTGCGGTGGCGGTCATGCGTCACCGCCTTCCTTCAGCTCGCATCCGAGCGCCGACAGAAGACGGACGACGGCCTGCCCTTCGGCCGGATCGAAGACTTCGAGCTCCAGCGTCAGTCCGTCAAAATCGTCGTCACGGTCAAAGACGTCTCCGGACGTCCTGCTACAGCGAACGCGCCGCGAACGACCATCCGCGAGTGGCGCGGCCAGCAGGGAAAGCGGCCGGTCGTTCCAGCTCGACACGAGGTTTTCCTTGCGGTCGAAGTGCACAGGCCCGCAGGCACCGCAGAACGGGCAGGGGAGAAGGTCGGTCATGTCTGTGGCCTCCAGTGCATTTGCCGGAGGCTTTCGCGCTGAGCCTCGTCCAGGCACCAGCCTTCGCCCCGGCGGGTATGGATCTCGATGCCCAACCGCTTGAGTTTCTTGCGCAGATTGCAAACGATGACCTTGACGATACCGCCGCCGCGCCTGCCGCTATCGCGGTAGAGCCCCGTCAGCATGGCGACCCTCGTCGCAGCGCCACGGCAGAGAAGAACGGTGAACACGCGCGCCTCCTGCGGCGTGAGACCGCACTCCCGCAACTTCGGGGCCAGGCCCACCCACTCAAACGGATCGACCTCATACAGCCGGCACAACCGCAACAGGGACAGGGCCGGCACGTCCTTTCCTCGCTCGGCATCGATCAGATCGCCGGGAGCCACGCCGGAAAGAGATGTGGCCTCGGCGATCGAGAGCCCGGCATCGTCGCGAGCCATGCAGAAGACGACGCCGACCATCGCCAGCGCCATCTTGTCGGCATCGCCAAACGGGCAGGGGAGAAGGTCGGTCATGTCTGTGGCCTCCAGAGCATTTGCCGGAGGCTTTCGCGCTGATCTTCGTCCAGATACCAGCCTTCGCCCCAGCGAGTGTGGATCTCGATGCCGAAAGGCTTGAGCTTTTTCCGTATCTTGCAGACGAAGACATCGGCGATCTTCGCTTCCGCCTGATCCCTGCCCAGGTCGTCGTAGAGCGCCGCGAGGATCGCGGTCCGTGTCGCCAGGGAGCGGGTGACCAGAACGCCGAACACGCGGGCCTCCTGGACCGTCAGGCGCCATTCAATCGGCAACGACACGTCACGAAACAGGGCGTGCTCCAGCTCGTCTATCCGTGCGCGAAGCCGCTCGTTCTCGTCCCGCAGCATCGTCAGCTCGTCAGCTTCCACGGCGGCTCTTCCTCGTGTGGCGGTAGAGAACGACCGTGAGCGCTTTCCACTTCGGCATCCTGTGTGCGGTCCGGAGCTGAGCGACTTCGGACCAGCGCTCCGGACCAAGCGACCGGATGGTGTTGACCAGGGCTCCGCTTTCCACGGTGCCGGCGTACTCGGCATCGTGGAGGATTGCGTCGACCGCCTTGATCATCTCGGCGGACACGGGCGCAAGCTGCGCCTGCACGCAAACGTCGAGCACCGGGCGGGCGCCGACGGGAAACCGCCTCTTGACGAGACTGCGAAGTGCCGCGATCGCAACGGTTTCGCCGACCGCGAACTTGCCCATTGCCGGCGGATTTCTGAGGATGCGCACGCCCGCGCGCTCGCAGACAGCGGCTACGTCCCGCGCCTCTTCCTCACCGGCGGCCAGCAGCGAATGGTGAAGCTGCATCGGCGTGACCGTGACCCGGTCGCGGTTGTGACGAACGAAAGCGCCCGCCCTGTCCTCCGAGTTCGGAGCCGGCACGACGACGACCGGGATCGTGTCGATGCGCGGATGGGATGCCGCAGCGATGGCGGTGTGCTGACCGTCGAGAACGTGAAGCGCGCCGTCGACATCGACAGTCACGGGAGGCTTGAACGCGCTCCAGCTCCACTCGCGCACGATCCGGCGGATCAGCGTGACCGACCGTTCCGAGAGGTCACGCTGATAGGCATCGTCCACGTGGAGATCCAGCGGAGACACGTCGCGAAACTCCGGGCGGATTTCACCTGGCTCGCCCGGTTCGACATCCGGCATGTGAAGTTGCGTGATTGACCGCAT